TTTGTCTGTTTCAGAAAAAAGCGGTAACTTTGCAGCAGAAAATTGAAAGTTAAACATTTTAAAATTATGAACTATGCCAAAGTATATTATTAAACGTGAGTACACCACAAAGGTATTTGTTAAAGGTGTTGAAGTAGAATCTGTTACATCTAGTAACAAAGAAACTGTTACAGGTGATATTAATACCGTTGCGAATTCTATGGAAAAAGCAAATGATTACATCAAGCACTTGCGTATTGACGGTATTTCATTCGGTGAACAAAGATACAGCAAACAAGACATTGTTTCACTCGGTTGTTCTTTCGCTGCGATCCATCACAGACACGAAACAGGGATAATTTCTTTCTTCCTGTCACAGTTTTCAGAAAGAATATCAGATTAATGTTTAACAGCCTGTGATGTAAAAGCTACAGGCACAAAATTACAAAGATATGGAACATTCATATTTCAGAATCACATTGAAACAGCCGGATAAAGTAACCGTGTTTATGGTGCGGTCTGACAAAGTAAGCGAGTTCTTCAATAACAAGATTGATTATTCGACAGGCGATTGTAGCATCACCGTGAAAGGTCGTTTTCCTACGCACAAAGAATCACGAAAGTGGTTTATGGTTTCACCTACAGAAAAACAGTAAGTAATATGAAAAAGATTAAGTACTTTAAGTTATCAGAGTTTATAAACTCTGCAACAGCAAACCGTTCGGGTATTAATAACATACCATCTTTTGAAGTAGTTGACAACTTGAATCGTTTGGCTGATTATTTAGATGGCATTCGTGCAAAGTTTGGTAAACCTATCTCAATCAGTAGCGGATACCGCTGCCCGATGTTAAATAAAGCTGTCGGTGGTGTTGTAAACAGCCAACACTTGAAAGGTCTAGCTGCCGACTTAGTTTGTTCTGATATGGAAAAACTTCTGTCGATCATTCGTGAAACGAAAGGTTTTGACCAAGTTATAACAGAACACAATAAGGGTAGTAAGAGTTATTGGATACATGTATCGGTAGCACCTGTTTCCGGTAAACCGAGAAATCAGGTTATCATTAATTTAGAGAAAAAGTAATATGGTATTTTTAATTTCAATCTGGCTCATTGGAACCTTGTTTGAATGTGCCACAAAATCGCATTAATATGGACGAAAATTTCAAGAAACTAGCTGAATCTTTAAAGATTACAGAACAAAATGTTCGTTACGCTGCGAGATATACAGGTAACGAAACAGGTTTACTTTTAGAATCCTGTGCCGACACAATGCAGGCACAGATGAAAATGATCGAATATCTTTCGGTAAAGTTTGGAACCGAGAAATCAATTAAGGATCGGGCATTCGATTTTATCAGTAAGAAAGGTCTGATGGGCGAATTTTATCAGAAGTAAAAGAGAGACAGGTAGCTGCAAATACTACCTGTCTTTTTCTTATAATATTACACCCTTTGAAAGCAAAGATACAATTTCATTGTATTCGCTATTCAAACAGTCAATAGTCGGCAAAGTTATGTCTTTGAACTTTGCGAAACCTGTCACATCAGACAGAACTTTAACGCTGTTATCGTTGTTATATCTGTCCTGTAACGGTTCATAGTATTTCATCACCACAAACGGTTTCAAACCTTTCAGATAGTCGGTACTGAATCCACTACTGCCGATTGTTGCAAGATCCGTATTTTTAGATGTCTTGTAAATAACATCAGATGAAACTTTAACAACGTCCTGTAAGATAATAATGTCTCCCACCGAAATCTTATAGCACCCATCACCTGTTACTAAATCCACATCGTATTTCATATTCAAAGTTTTGCCTATAAAATCAGCGTCTACAGCCACAAAACCTTTGAAAGGTACAAATACCTTTACCGTTGCGTTGAAGTCGCTGGAATCGCTGTTATTTACAGGCAAAGTAACGTTTCCGAAATCGACCGTAACTACAGGTTTATTAATGCTGTCAGCTTTAATCAGTGTATCATAATTACCGCATTTGATTGTAGTTTCAGTAACATCACCTACATCACAGTAAACCTTATGAAGTTTGTTGACATAGTCACCTAAATCCGTGTCATAGGCTAAACTTACTTCACCTGTAGAACTTTGAAAACGTGCTTTTGAAAACTGATCCAGAATAGAATCGTTAACGCTATAAACGTTTATGCTTCCATACCCTGTTACCGTTTTTTCGGGAACTGTTGAACCCACAAACGAAATTGTGGCTAGTTCTACAGATTGTTTTGAAAATTCTAACTTCTGCGAAATCGTTGCTGTTTTCCTATCTTCTGAAACTGTAAAATCATAGAGATCATTGTCAACCGTGTTTCCGCTAACATATTGCATTTGTGGAACTGTCTTGAAATAAGTTCCCTCATTCGCGGTCAACGTTGCAGAAACCGTTTCATTTTCTATGTACCACGGTTTAATACCTGTTATTGTGCAGCCTGTCAGATAGGTTGTTTCAACACTTGCCACGTATCTGCATTCACCTGTTAAAGTGATATTTGCACCTGCAGGCACGTTTTCCAAAGTTACTGTTATGTCGCTGAAATCTGTGAAAGGAAAATCTACAGAAACATCCCCGTAACCAGCTTTACAGCCTACATAACGTTTCGTTGTTTCGGCGCACGTCAGACGAATAGAAACAGTTCCGTTTGCATACGTGTGCGTTTCTGTTGTTCCTGTTATGTTATTTGTTACCGTAACATCAGATACAACAGGAATAGTTTCTGTTTCACCATCTAGAGTTAAACCGTCACTAGCAGAATAAACTTCTATTTCACCTGTTGCGGTCAACCTGTCAGAAGAAACAGCGAGTGAAACAGGATCTGAAAAAAGGTCGCCTGTTATAGAAACTGTAGGTGTGCCGACAAACTGATAACCTGTATTACATGTAACTGTCACAGTATATTTTGACGTTGCTTCATCAAATACAGCTTCATATTGAGTATTCGGTATGTTATTTTCAACTGTAGGTTCTACAGGTTCGACAGGTGTTGAACCGCTTTCTGTTTCTCCCTGAAGGTCTATTAATGTATCTTCTGTTTCTGACTCTATACTTCCTGTTGCAGATTGCCTGTTATCTGCTACGGTCAATTCAACTTCTGAAAAAGCGTCACCACCTACGGTCATAGTCGGGGTTCCCTTAATAGTGTAACCTGTTTCGCACGTAACAGTAACGTTAAATGCAGAACCGAAAGGGTCATACTCATATTCAACCGTGGTATGCGGTATATTATTGTGTACTGTTGTTGCCATCACTTATTACCTTTGATTGTTACCATAACTATTTTGCCTGTATCGGCGAAACTCTTCTGTGGATCAAATTCCAACTGTTTCAGAATAGGACGCATATCATAGTTTTTACCGCGATTGCTAGAATATCTGTTAGAATTTTCACCGTTTACCATCGTGCCTGTTGCCTGTAAGATTTTATCTTTGTACGTAAACAATACATCTACATTCAGTCTAACAGTACACATATCGCCGTCCTGTGCCACGTCTTTCACAAAGTAATACCTTTGCAGTTCATTCACATAACAGTAATTGAAACTTACAGGTGTTCTTGTTTTGAGTCTCAGCACAGGGTTCAATATATCAAAACTAGCATTCAGCAAACCTGTAACCGTTTCCTGTTCTGTAAGCGTTTTATTTACGGTGTTCGGATTTCCATCGAAAACGAAAGTTTTTACTGTAACCATATTCTAAAAGTTTAAGGGGTGAAACCTGTAACTGTCACCTTACAGGATCACCCCAACAGTTAAACACTTAAATCAGGCGATAAAGAACACAACAAAGTTCTCATTTGTATCGTTGAAATATGCAGCGTCAAATTTGTAGTAGTTGTTGAAGAACTCTGCCTTTGCGTTGTAGTTTGTAGTTACACGCTTGTCAGAGTTTGTAACACCCAAAGCGTCACGGTCGAACATCACACCGAGCACACCACCGATCGAGATTGCTGCACCACTAGCAGATTTGACGTCGATCTTCGATACGCTGGCGAAAGCGTAGTCTTTGCCTGTTGCTTGCCAAGATGGTACGGTCTCAGCTTTTGGCAACAACACTTGTTCGTTGTGGTACGTATCGGCATACAGGTAAGCCTGTGCAGCCTTTGCGAAATCAGACAACAGAACTGTATGCAAAGCGTCTTTAGGTGTGAAACGCTCCTTACCGCCCACGTTGAACAAAGTTGAAATACTACCCAAACGGTCCGCATACAGTCCCATCTGATAAGCTGCAAAGCGGATAAAATCAGGGTCAATAATCGCTGTTGCTGCGGTCAACTGTGCGTTCTTTGCAGTATTGTAGATTTTGAGCAAATTGACACATCTTACAGTAGAAGCTGTGCTGTAATCAGGCTTAGAAGCACCGAAAGCCGCCTTGTCTGCGTCTAAAGTCTCTGCGATCATATTATTGATTGTACGCATAATAAGCGCGTCAGTCTTGATAGTCATTGACTTGTCAACAGCGTTGTAAATCATAGACAGGAAACCGTTCAACTGTGCGGCGCTGCTGAAGGACTCCTTAACCTGTCGCTCTGTGATTGATACAGGAACTTCAAAAGTTACCTTTGAGTTGAAGAACTTAGCGGTAACTGTAGGTTTGTGGAACACGTCCTGTTTGTACTCTGTGCCATCTGTGAGAGCCCAACTTTCGTTTTCCTCAGCCTGTGGAATATCAGCAGAAATTTTTTCCATAACAGAACCAAATTCCCAAGCATCCATCAAGACAGACGGAACTTTACCGCTATAAGGTCTGTTGACGAAAACCACCTTACCGATATGGTTTACCAAAGACTTCACATAGTTGTCAATAGCATTCTGATTGAACACTTCTGTGCCCATATCTACAATACCTGTCAAGTCATCTTTAATCAAGTCGGTTTTACCCAAAACTTCATTTGAAACGCTGTTCATCAGCGTATAAATCTGTTTTACTTCCATATTATATATAAAATTAAAGTATTAATAAATATCTACTGTTATCTCATTTATAAGTTCTGCCATAACAGAAACTTTAAAGTTTTGTTTGCGCAAAGCTATTTCTTTCTGAATAACTTCGCTAACAGGTGAACTGCTAGAAATACCGCTCTTAGTACTTTCTTTCTTTGTTGTACTTTGTCGGTTTCCTGTCGTATCTCTTGCCTGTTTTGATTCATTGTTGAAGTTTCCATCATTAAAAGCTGTTTTAGAGTCTACGGTGTTGTTTGAACCTGTTTCGTCAGAAGTATAGCTTTCGTTACTTACTTCCTTTGATGTCACAGGGTCCAGAACATCATATTCTTTGTTAAATACTTGGATCTGTTTCGTCCACTCATCAGATTTAACCGTCACTATTGCTTTTATAATTTCTGTAGCGGTTTCGTCTGTGATAGCAGAAATCAGAGTCCTATCACCATACTTCGTACGTACCTGTATGTCTATCAATACAGGGTCATCTTCACCGAATATCGTGGTGTAAAGCACAGGAAAATTCGGTTTAAAGATTTTTTCAAAGATTCCGTTTGCAGGATCAAAAATTTCTTTAACTTTCATCTTTATCTTCTTTTTCTTCTTCTTCCTGTTCTGTTTCTTCCGATCCAGAATTTTCTTCTGTTTCTTCTGTTTCAGACGTTTCAGAAGTTTCTTCTGTTTCAGACGTTTCAGAAGTTTCTTCTGTTTCAGACGTTTCAGAAGTTTCTTCTGTTTCTTTCATATCTTCTGTGTCGGTGTGTTCGTGCGTTTCTTCTGTTGACTGTAATAACGAAAGATAATTTTCGTGATTCAGTTTCCAACTTGAACCCAAAGTAACGGAAATCTCAGTCCCGAACATTTCATTTATTCGTTTTACACCGTCTGTTCTACATTGTAGCATAGCGTCTACATAGGGCATTAAAGCGTCTATATTCATTGAAACTTCCTGTGTGTTCAAACGTTCACGCTTCATATTGTAGTTTGCGTTCAAACCCAAGTCGTTGCACATGCTAGCTTTATAGTACTGGATCAGTTCTATCAGTTGTCCTATCTGCTGATTGCTCTGCTGTGACGGTGTTTGCAGATTCACACCTTTGAAGAAAGCATTTTCACCGATTACCGAGAAATCACCCTGTAAAATCTTCTCTAAAAACAATTCTGCCGACTGTTTGGTTTTATCGTCACCAGCAGAAATCAGCATAGTGATCCTGGTCAATATGCTCGCAAGATTCAAAGTAATAACGCTGTCGGTGTAAAGTACTGCATATTTTCCGATAATAGGCAAAAGTGAGTCTCCATACGGTGTATTTTCGATTACCACTATATCTTCACCGATATGAAACGTCTTCGTGAGATCCAGCCACGGATTCGCTACCACATAGTCTTTCGGTCTGTAGTAAGCGTCACAGTTACCACCCTTTGATCCATCTAGCGCATAAAGTTCACCGTTTACCTTTGCGATTCCCACGTTTCCGTTATTTTGCAGAATTTTTTCAAGTTCTACAGGTGGGATCGTATCGGGTAAACCGTCATATTCAAACATCTTTGAAGTCATACAAAGAACACGCTCTACAAACGTCTGTACTGCGGTATCTTTATTTTTGACCTGTGTCTGAAATGCAGAATATAAAATATCTTTCTTATTCATTTAATCAAAGTTTTAATTAACGTACAAAGTTCTGTCAACACTTTTGTGTTACTTTGTACTGTTTCATTTAACTTGTCTGTTTCCTGCTGATGTCTTTCGTTCTGTTTTTCCATATAGAAGAACAAAGCTATACAGACAGCTACAGGGAAACCTACGTTACTTACTAACTGTATTACAGATTCTATGTTCATATATTACTTTTTAAATCTGCTGCAAAGATACAAATAATTTTTTGAAACAACCAAATAAAATACAGAAAAAATGCTCCACGTGGAACACTTTTTCTATATTTAACTGATTTTAGGCTATTATATTGCTTTTACTACTTGCCATCAAATAGTTTCTGACAATTTCACCTATTTCATTGTTCTGATAAAACACTTTATCGGTAGCGAAATATCTGGCTATCTGTGTTTCGATATACGTTGCAGTAGACAGAAGTTTGCGTTTGTAGTTTGGTTTACCGTTCATCTGTAACGAATATATCAAACTGTTGTCTGTGTCCTTGATCGGTGTGGTCTTGTTATGTATATACATAAAGTTGTTCACACCTTTATCTTTGTCCTCAACCTGTATTATATTACCCTGTAACGTCATTTCGTTGAACTGAATATAGAAGACAAACAGCACGTCAGACGGTTTATATTTTACAGGCAGATGGGGATAAACAGCTAGTTCCCACTTACCACCCGTAATCATTTGCAAGTTCTGATTATCAAAACAGAAGTATTTGTTACTAGCTTTCTGTTTTACAATAGTACTACAGTATTCTACAGCGACTGTAGCACCGTGCTCACCGAATTTATATATGTCTATAGTTCCCTGTTCCATTACACGCACCTGTTTCAGTCCCATCTCTGTAAAGTAAGGGCAGAACTGATTTACCGTGTTACCTAACATAAAGACTTTCACATCGTTTCTCTGTCTGATAATAGTACTCAACAGGTTCATATACAGCATAAACTCATCGGGCAAATAGTAACGTCTTGTCAGAAACTCATCAAACACAATAGTAGTTATGTTCGGGTAACTACTTGATTTTTCGTGTTCCTGTTCTGAAAGACAGAACCCATAACAGAAAGGTATCGTATCGGGCACCCGTTTCTTTGTTTCCTCATTGTAGAAAGACAGAAACCACTTCCCCGAATAATAAAATACTTCATTAAACTCACCGTTTGTAAGTTCTTCTATTACACCGTTTGCTACATGATTCGCAAACAGACTTTCGGCACGTTTGCCACGTAAATCTTCACGCCATCTTCTAATATACGCCATCTGTTTACCTGTTTTCAGATATTGTTTGATACCGTACAATAGTGTAGCGTATGTCTTACCGTTGCTACGCTCACCAAAAATAACATTGTAATCGGCACCTTTGCCGAGTATTCGGTCTAAACTGTAGAATTTGACCTTTGTTTCCTTGACTTCTTTTCTGCTCATAGCTTATTCTTTTTTAAATCTTATTCCCATCAAATAATTCAGATACATAACAGATAGTGAAAGGGTGTAACCTGTAGGTTCAAGATGCACACCTGTAGTCGTGGTATACGTGTTCCTGTTACCCAAGTAATCTGTTAACGTCCCTGTCTGATCATAGTCAATATAGGTATGAATATTCTTACCTGTTGCAGATGGTGGAATATCCAGATAGTTAGTGAAAGCGTCAAATATTCCATCTTCACCATATTTTTCTAACATATACGGTATGGCAGATTTCTTGTTTACACCCGAAACTGTCATACTGTAATTATAGTCCACACCACCTACAGAAAGGGCAGATTCTTCTTCAACCATATATCTTTTTGCACCCAAAGTCTTGAAACGTCTGTATCGTCCCTCATAGTCCCAAACACCCATCATTTTCGCGGTTCCTTTGATGGTAACAGGTTCTACCTTATCAAACGGTATTTTATGGAACTTACAGGCTTTTCTCAACTTCATCTGCACAATATCGTTGTATGCAGCGAAATATTCTGCGTGTGCGTCGCCGTTTTTGATTTTTACTGAGTCTGTATCGGAATATATGTAATCGTCACCACATTCACTTATTCCCGTAAACAGGTTTCTTCTTGCGTATGCAGTAACATAGATACCCCACGGATAAAACAGGAAACGGTTCTTTGACTTGTTGTACGTTTCAAGCATATCTATTTTCTGCTGATCTGAAACGTGTTCCACGTCCCAATTATTATTTTCATCATAGATAATTTCATCACGCAAAGGATTCGTTACACACATACCGTAACAGCTATTCAGCATTTCTTTGCTGTTGAGATATTCCACTTCCTTACCTTTCACACCTTTCAGTTTCGTCTTCATTTCATACAGGTGCAAAATTGACTTTATAAACTCTGTGGGCAGATATTCTTTCTTGTAACATATCATTTTACCGATCCTCACAGATTCCCAAGTATAGAAGTTCTGAAACACCTTATAGTCAATTTCTGTTATAGTCATAACTATTCTGGAGGCACACACCAGACGACCGTTATTTTCTGCTATATGTTCTTTTACAATACATTTGCTAACAGAAATCGGATTCTCATTTTCAGATGTCGCAAAGATGTTCACAAACTCTATGTCAAAGACGCAGCAGAACTTACTACATAGAAAGTCAAATTGTTTCATAGACTTCACAGGAACAAATACACCTGTGCTCATAGGAAACCGTTCCGATACCATCACATAGGGGTAACTTGATGTAAAATCGTAACTGTCAACATCTTCTATTACCTCATCTGTGTATTTTGCATTTGCGTGCGTGAAACCACCTGCAAAACAGCGCTGAAGCATATCAAATTCCTCACTTCCTGTTATATTCAAACTGTGGATCAAGTCTATATACTTCCAATTCCTGTCGCTGTTTCCATCTTCATCTTTTGTTTTCAAACAGATGCTTCTACAGTACTTTCTTACGAAACCTGTCTTAGTGACAGGTAGTCTAGTGATCCCTTTATACTGTTCTATCAATTCTTCTATATAGCACATAACTACTTTGATGTCATTGATACAGTAACCTATTTCTTTCTGTGTCAAAGGTGTGCCTGTGTGACGTAACAGGGAATAGTCTAAATCGCCGACCATCTTCTCGCATTTGTACGTATGAAGCTGTTCACCTAACTTCGCAAGTGAATAGCCCGAAAGTAGATAACTGCATCTGAACTCTATTCCATCTTTCGTTATTGCATATATCGGTTTACGTAAATCTATAGAGAAAACTTTTTCCCAAACAAACAGTTCACGGATAAACTGAAACTCATAGGATAAATTGTGTATGAAAACAATTATACGTCTGTCCTGTGAAAGTTTAAGCAGACGTACAACTGTTCCCATCATATCTATAAATTCTTCCCAAGTTCTACCCATCACCGTGTAACCGTTTATTCCAAATTGCCACACATACATAACAGAACATTTTTCAAATTTGGTCTGTTTGCCACCTAATTTCATGTATCTGTCATAACTGTATGTTTCGCCGTATTCGTCCCTGTAGAAAGATGTAGTTTCTATGTCAAAGGAAACAGGCACGTTTAAAAACTTCTGCCCTTTGTTGTTGCCGATAAAATTCTTCTCGGTAACAGCCATCGACAAAACTTTGTCTATATCTACAGGTTTGAATATTCTATCGTCTAATTTAAATTTAACCTTTGCCGTCATAGTTATTCGCTTGTTGCTGAGTCGGAAACGGGATCAGAACCGAAATCTACTTCATTTTCCTGTTCTGTTATTCTTTCGTGTATCTGTGCGTTTATGTCAGCTATTACTTCTTCACCCTCACGTTGGATTTTTTCAAGCTGTGCTGTGCCGACTTCTATCGCATCATCTGTTATTACACCGTTTGCATCAGAATAACCGTAGTCGTCAAATTCACTATGCAAATAACCCAAATCGGGCGCTTTTGCTACAGAATAGTCTATTAAATCATTTACAGTATATTTTTCTTCCATCACAAATCAAATTTAGAAAGTGCTTGATAAATCTTGTTAACGGTATTTTCGGCAGCCTGTGCTACTTCTTCCGCTTTTGTTTCAATATCGCGTTGTAGTGAGTCAGCCAAAATCCGCGCATCAGACTCTATCTGATCTGAAACGTCCTTTGCTTCTGTTTCAAGTTCACCTGTGAAGTCTTTGTACTGCATCAGATATTGTTCCAAAAATCTTTCATCTGAAACGCTTGCGATTTTGCCTATTAAATCATCTTCCATCAGTTTATATTCATCTTCTGTCAAGTCATATTTCTCTTTCAAGAAATCCCTGTATTCTCTTGTACCTGTAACGGTAGATGTAGGCTGTTGAAGAAATGAAACCGCACGTCCATATTCTATTTTCAAGTCTTCCCAACTCATTCGCATAGAAAATTTAGTGAAACCTTGCACGTCACCTTTGTTCAAAGCTGTAACAGCAGGTGAAACCAATTCCGCTTTTTCCATGTTTTCTATACGTCTGTTTGCCATCTGAAACACCCTACGTATTTCAGCACGTAATTGCGGTGAAGACTGCAAAGCAGAAATAACTTCCTGTTTAATTTGCACCTTTGAGGTGAAACCAAACGTTTTTACACTAAAACCTACGGGATTTTTCGGCATACTATTAATGATATTAAATTAAACAATAATAGGGGTGAAACTGTGAAGTAACACCCCTACAACTACAAAACCTGTATTACTTATCTACAAACGTGACATTGTAGCACTTTTTTCCGTGCGAGTCATATTCGTAGATGGTGTAACCTACCTTACCGTCTTTGATTGCCTGTATAGCGTCTTGATCTTGCAAGATTTCACGGATTGTTTCACCTGTGAAAGATGGAAGGTTCACAAGACGTTTGTTTGCAGCGTCAATAATTACAGGTGAATCACCTAACTGCGACTTATGAACATAAACCCCGTCAATAGGGCGTACCACATCACCGCCGCCGTCCTGTGGGCTGTTGAACAAGTCGGTCAATTTCACGAAAGTGAAATCTGTTGTGTCAATACCAAAGCTAGTCTTATTGAACTTACTAGCAAATGAAAATTTTTTGTCTGCCATATTTCAAAACTTTTAAAATGTTAAACACTATGTTATCTCTTACTGTACCTGTGAAAGACCGTTGGCTGTTGCAAACTCATTCAACCACTTTTTAAAACGGTTCAACTTGATAACCGCTTTATCGTCCTTACTAACTTCTGATATAACCATCAAAGCGTTAACAGAAGTGATAACATTAAATACTGTCTCATTAAAATTTTCGTTCATGTCTTTAATCTATTAAAACGTTTAACTTTCAATTTTCTGCTGCAAAGTTACCGCTTTTTTCTGAAACAGACAAA